CAACAGATATAGCTTTATGTTTTGGCATACCATCACAACTTGTTGGTGTTCCTGATGCACAGACTTATGCAAATGTTGCTGAAGCAAGACTTGCTCTGTATGAAGAAACAATCATTCCACACTTACGTAAAATATCTAGCGACCTTAATGAATGGTTAGTACCTATGTTTGATGACAGGTTGCGATTAGAGTTTGATATAGATTCAATACCTGCACTTGCAGAACGTAGGAAGAAGATTTATGAGAATGTAACCAGTGCAGTACGTGAAGGTATTATGACACGTAATGAAGCAAGAGAAATCATTGGTTTTGAACCAATAGATGGTGGTGATGATATTTATATAAGTGCAACGTTATTCCCACTTGGTGATGGTGAAGTTGAAAAACCAAAGAATCCAGTCAATGAAGAAGATGTACAAAACTATGACCCAAGAAATAACGAAGAAGAAGATGATGATGAAGATGATGAAGATAAAGATTATGTGTTATCAATCATTAAAGCATTAAGTGATATAAATACAACACCTACAGATGGTATGGCTTCAGAAGCACAACGTGGTCTTGAATGGAGAAAAGAGTTTAATCGTGGTGGAACAATGGTTGGTGTTGCAAGAGCAAATCAACTTGTAAACAAACAAAAGCTTTCTATATCCACAGTGAAACGTATGTATAGCTTCTTTTCAAGACATGAAGTAGATAAACAAGCAGAAGGTTTTAAGCCTGGCGAAAAAGGATACCCAAGTGCTGGTCGTATTGCATGGGCATTGTGGGGTGGTGACGCTGGTTTTTCATGGAGTACAAAAGTACGTAATCAAATAGTAAGAGAAGAAGAAAAAGAATATGAACTACAAGAACACAATGATTGGATAGTAGAACACAATGAAACAAAACAATTAAGTGGTAAGGTTAGAGAAGGACTTAAAAAGAAAGTAAAAGACCATAACGCAAAATACGGTGATAGCAAAACTAAAAGAACAAATCTAAGAACCTTAGAAGCTGTATTTCGTAGAGGTGTTGGTGCATACAGGACAAACCCCCAAAGTGTTAGACCAAATGTTCGTGGACCAGACCAGTGGGCATATGCGAGGGTAAATTCCTATCTTAGGGCATTACGTACTGGTAGGTTTAAAAGTGGTAAACATGATACAGATTTATTTCCAAAGGGACACCCATTATCAAGTAAGTAATGTTAACAAAACAATTACATTCATTTAGACGTGGTCGTATAAATGTTCGTAAGGAACAAAGACAACAACTTGTTCTTAGAAACAACTTAGAAAAAAGAATATTTAGAAGATTAAATACTTTGTTTAGAAAGTTTGTAAATGTGCAAATGCATTTATATAAAGAGTATGGAGTGTATCAACCTGATACAGCTGCACAAAGTTTGAATGAAGATTTTTTTCCGTTGCTATATTCACATTACAAAAGGGTGTTTCAATCTGTATACAAGTTAAATGAAAACAAGTATTACAATAAAAAACAAGAAGCTTTTGTATTTGGTAGAAGCGTAGATTTTGAAGAAGTAGTAATAACATACTTCAACAGCAAACAACTTATTCTAAGTGGCATATCAATTTCATTAGCTAATAGAATATCTAAAACAATAGAACAAGCTAGAGCAGAAAATCTTACGCTACCACAGATAGCAAAGTTAGTATCTGATAAGTTCTTACCAATAAGTAGAAGTAGAGCAGCACTTATTGCAAGAACTGAAACACACAATGCAGCAAGTTTTGCAAATCATTCTTACCATAAACAAGTAGAAAGGGATTTAGGTTTGAAGATGGTAAAAAGATGGGTAGCTACAAATGATGCAAGAACTAGACCAGCACATGCATCTGCAAATGGACAAACTGTAGATATGAATGAAAAGTTTGTAGTAGGTGGTGCAGAAATGGATTTTGCAGGAGATTCTGCTGGTGGTGCTAAAAACGTTGTAAATTGCAGATGTGTAATAATTTATGCAGACGAACAAGATATTGTGGTAGACTAGGTTAGATGCTACCATATGAAGTATTATGCCTATACCAAAACCTAGAACAAACGAGAGTAGGCAAGATTATTTAAATAGATGCATGGGAGATGACACTATGGTTGATGAATATGATTCAAATCAAAGGTTAGCTGTTTGTACTAATGAGTACGATTCCAAAGAAGATTCTATTGAAGCTGAAGAAAAACGAGAAATACGCAAAGACGTATTTGATAATCCAGGCGAAGCACAAGCAAGAGCCAAGAAAATAGGGTGTAGTGGTATACATTCACACACGGAAGATGGCAAAACAATCTTTATGCCATGTAAAACACATGCAGAATATATAGAAGCAACGGGTGAAGATGTCAAAGATAATGTTGCAGAACTCAAAGATACTATAGAACTAAAATCAGAACTCAAAGCATACATGCCTAACGATGATGAAGAAGATAAAGATTATGGTGTATTTGAAGGATATGGTTCTGTTTTTGGAAATAAAGATTTAGGTAATGACGTTATTGAAAAAGGTGCATTTGAAAAATCGTTAAAGAAAAGAAAACCATACCAAGTAAAACTTTTATATCAACATAAATCAGATATGCCTATTGGTGTATTTGATGAAATTAAAGAAGATGAGAATGGTCTTAAAGTAAAAGGAAGACTTGCTTTACAAACACAAGCAGGTAAAGAAGCTTATGAACTTATGAAGATGGGTGCATTAGATGGCTTGTCTATAGGTTTCAAAGTAAACCCTAAAGAAGTTTCATATGATAAACGTGCAAACAAACGTATTATCAAAGAAGTAGATTTAATGGAAGTCTCGTTGGTTACATTTCCAATGAACCCAAAAGCGACAGTAATGTCTGTTAAGGGCGAAGAGATTACCATAAGAGAATGGGAGAATGGATTGCGAGACGCTTTTTCGTTATCTCGTTCAGAAGCGAAAGTTGCAGCAAAAGCTGTTACTGATGCATTCAGTCAGCGAGATGTTGACTCTAATGCTGAATTGGTAGATGCCATAAAAAATTTAACTTTAACCTTAAAATCTTAATAGGAGACGATTATGTCTGAAGATGTAAAAACAGCTATTCAAGAAATGGGTTCAACCTTTGAAGAATTTAAAAAGGTCAATGACGAAAGACTTGAAAAGCTTGAAAAAGGCGAAGGTACAGCATATGTGGACGAGAAATTAGCTAAAATGGAAGCTAAGATGGATTCTTTAGAAGACATCAACCAAGCTCTCACAACTGCTGAAGCTAACGCTGAAAACATCAAAAGCCAAATTGAGAAACTTGAAACAGTTGTAAAAAGACCAAATTCAGGTTTTGAAAATAAGCAAGTAGATGAATACGTTGAAGCTTTTGATTTGTATTGTAGAAAAGGTGCAGAAGCCTTATCTCCAGATGAAAAGAAAGCATTAACTGTTAGCAATGATTCAACAGGTGGTTATTTAGCACCACCTGAATATGTGAGAGAGTTACTTAAAACAGTAACAGAAATTTCACCTATTAGAAGTATTGCTAGAATCAGAAACACAGGTGCAAGAAGCATCCAGATTCCAAAAAGAACTGGACAGTTTGCTGCAGAATGGGTTGCTGAAAGTGGTACAAGAAGTGAAACTACTGGGTATACAGTAGGTCTTGAAGAATTACCAGCACATGAGCATTACGCTTTAGTTGATATATCAGAGCAAGACTTAGAAGATTCAGTGTTTGACTTAGAAGCAGAAATGCAATCAGAATTTAGTGAGCAATTTGCAAAAGCTGAAGGAACTGCATTCGTAAGTGGTAATGCTGTAGGAAAACCTGAAGGTTTTATGACTAACAGTAATGTTAGTTCAGTAGACACAGGTTCTAACACAGCTATCTTAGCAGATAGTTTGATTACACTTGTACATAACATTAAAGCTGAATACAGCAGAAATGGTACATTTGTATTTAACAGAAGCACACTTTCTGCAATCAGAAAACTAAAAGATACTGCTGGTCAGTATGTTTTCCAAACTGGCATGATGTTAGGTGGAAATATGGTAAATACTATTTTAGGACACCCATATGTAGAAGCTACAGATATGCCTAGTGTGGCACAGAATGCTTTCCCAGTTGCCTTTGGTGACTTTAGAAGAGCATACATGATTGTAGATAGAGTAAATCTAGCTGTATTGAGAGACCCATTCACACAAGCTACAACTGGTAATGTAAGATACATTGCAAGAAAAAGAGTTGGTGGACAGGTAATTCAAGCAGAAGCTATTAATAAACTTAAAGTAACAGCGTAAGCAAGGAGTAATAATGAAAGACTTAGCTAATAATATTAGTATCGTTCAATCAATTGCACCTGTCGTTGGTACAAGTGATACGAATGGCACTGGTGTAGATTTACAGTTTTTTGAATCTGCCGTAGCAGTTGTTGATACTGGTGTTGAAGGTGATACACTTTCTTCATCTGTAAAAATTGACTTTAAATTAGAAGATTCTACAGACAATTCTACATTCACAGCAGTAACAAGCAGTACAGCTGTTACTGACGGTAGTGTAGATTCTAATGGAATTTTCTTAACTTTAGATGCAAATGCAGAAACACCACAAGTAACCTCTATTGGTTATGTTGGTGGCAAGAGATATCTAAGAGTAGTAGCAGACTTTACTGGTACACACTCTAATGGTACTCCGATAGCTGCAACTATCATCAAAGGAAGTCCTAGACACAACACTGATGCAGATACTTTATCAACTGCATAATTGATGTATATTAGTGGGGTGGCAACACCCCACGCTTTAAGGGAAACAAAATGGCAAGAAAATTTAAGATAGTAGTTCCTAAACCAGCTTCATCTAATGAATATGGAACTGAAGTAAAACTTTATCAAGCAGATGAAATCGTTGAATCAGAAGGTCAATGGCAAGAAGATGTCATGGATAAATTTGTAGAAAACGGTTGGGCAATAGAAGTTAAAGTTGATTCTAGTGAAGAAACTGTAGAAGTAGAAGCTGATGTAAAAGAAGTTAAACGTGCAAGAAATAAAAAAGGTCAACTTATAGGAGATGACCCTGATACACCTGATGTCAATGAAGCATGGGAAGGTGGCAAAGCACCAAAGAAAAAAACAACTGCAAAAAAGAAAACTACTAAAAAGAAAACAACAAAGAAAGCATCTAAATAAATTCTTTGTTATTATTAACGTAGCAGAAGCTTAAATGGTAGATACCATGCGATTTATAGGAAGTTTTTATGAGTGCAGGTTATCATCATTTTATAATAGAGCAGGGTGCTACGTTTGGGCAAACACTTACTCTCAAAGATTCATCTAATGCATTAATAAACCTTACAGGTTTTACAGGTGCAATGTCTCTCAAAGAAAAACCTGATTCTTCATCAACAGTATTATCTCTAACCACAGCAAATGGTCGTATGACTATGGGTGGTAGTGCAGGAACAATAGTCTTAACAATAAGTTCAACAGATACTGGCAATCTTACACCTGATGATGGTGTATTTGATTTAGAGATTACAAGTGGTGCTGGTGTAGTAACAAGAATTATAGAAGGTACTTACAGTGTAAGGAGAAACATAACAGCATGAGTTCTGTTGATAGCATTACAATTACAAGTGTAAGTACTGTAAATCAAATCACAATCACTGATACAAGTGGCATTACAGTAACTACAGTTGGTACACAAGGTCTTGCTGGTCCAAGTGCTATTATGGCAAGAGGTATTGACCAAGATACAGCAGGTGCAAGTAATAATGGTGCTTTACTTGTATATGATAATGGCAATACTCAATGGACAGCAAACGATACAACTGAAGGTAAACAACTTACACAAAAACTTTTTAATCTACAGATTGGCGAAAGTGGTGCTACAGTTACCACAATATTAGACGAAGACAATTTTA